GGGTGATGAAGGCCTTATTGTTCGTGTTGCCCATAAAGGTAAAATCCTGTGGTGGAAGGTTGTTCCATATAAGTATGCCGATGTCATTATAACAGGTTTCAAAGAAGGAACCAATAAGAACAAAGGCAAATGTGGTTCAATTCAATCCAAGTGGGGCAGTGCTGGCTCAATGTGTGCAGACGCACTGCAAGACCATGGCATCTATGGTGATGCAGCAATCCGTGAGTGGTTGTGGGCGCATCGTCATGAACTTGTAGGCAAAGTGATGCAAGTCCGTTATCGTGAAAAGACAGCGGCTGGCAAACTTCGCTTCCCTTCTCTCGTTCGTTTGAGAACCGATAAGAATGAAGAGTCGTTCGACTAACATTAATTTAGCGGTGGTCCTTAATGGGCCGCCTGGTTGTGGCAAAGACACAATCGCAAATCGTATTGTTGCGGAAGACCATTTGCTTCCAATCAACATTACACCGTTCGTTAAGCATCAATTTAAGGATGCACTTTATGAACATACTGCTAAGCATTTCGAAATTGGCTTGGATGAATTTATCCACTACGCCAGTGACCGCAGCCTTAAAGATTCGACCTCTTTGGCGGGATTGGGTGGTCGTACTCCTCGGCAAGCACTCATTCATGTCAGTGAAGACATTTACAAGCCTCGCTATGGTAATGATTATTTTGGCGAAGTTGAGGCTCGTCGTGTCCGCAAACACAAGAGGCATTTGGGTGGCGTTATTAATGTCATTTACCCCGATGGTGGTTTCGAATCTGAAGTTCCTCCTATCGAATCCGAGTTTGACCATGTGCTTATTATTAGGCTGCATCGTGATGGGTTCGATTTCAAAGGCGATTCTAGAAATTACCTCGAATTGCCAAACACTGAAACGCGCACAACAATTAACGAGTATCTTATAGACGGCGACATTGAAGATGCTGTCTTTAAAGTTCGTAATTGGATTGAGCGAATTATTTACCAACTGGAATCTGTATAATGCCAGAATTACGTATTGAAGTGAGCCCTTATGGTAAAGGCGTTCCTGTCCGAAAAACATCGCCACTTGCTAAACTCCCTGTATATGGTAGCGCTGGCGCTGCTGCTGCTGATGTATGCGGCATCAACGAAGAGCGCGTCATTATTAACCCAGGCTGTAGTGCTGTGGTCGATACTGGACTACAATTCCAAGTACCGCCTGGCTACGAGCTTAAAGCTTATTCTCGTAGTGGGCATGGATTTAAATCTGGCATTCGCCTTTCAAACTGTGTCGGGATTCTGGACTCTGACTATCGCGGTAATCTTATGGTTAAGCTGCATAATGACAGTGATACTGTCTATATCGTGGAACCATTTGAACGCGTTTGTCAAATCCAAATTCGTCCAGCCCCTCGTTATGCGTTTGTGGAAGTAGAGGAACTCGACTCTACCATTCGTGGTGAAGGCGGCTTCGGCTCTACTGGCAAAGTTTAATTGACTAACGGAGTATCCAATGTCTATCTTAAATAAATTCGACCAACTGATGTCTCACCTCAATGGTGAAGATAACAGCATGGCTGAAGAGTTCCGTGAAGCACTTGAAAAGGTGCAAGAAGAGTCAGAGTTCCTCGAATGTCTAAAAGCCTGTGGCGTAGACAATTGGGATGGATATTCTGATGCTCAAAACATGATGTGGCCGGACGGTGAAGACGATGAAGCTTAACAGAAGCAGTACGGGATTATCTCGTGGCGACTTCCAAAGCTTCGCCAAATCACTGTTCGACGACTCAGAAGAACTTGACTCTGAGTACGCAAAACACAGTGAGTGCCATGTAACTCTATTGGCAGAAGTTGATTTGGAGTGGGCAGAAGTATTGCAGAAGCGATACAAACTCCCTTGTACTCCAGAGCAAATGGTAGGTCACTGGAAGGTTGAAGGAACCTCAGACTACTCTTGGGGCTTCAATTGGGATTGTGTTGACGAAGTTGTCAAGGTCTACAAAACTGAAAGAACTGTAACCAAAACTATCGTTGAATGGAAACCTGTCTGTGATGAAAACGCACCAATCTGTAGTAGTAAACAACCGCAAAGTAAAGTTCGCTTACCTGAATAGTAAGGTAACTTCAACTGGCGGTGGCACTTATCTTACTCGTGCTCTGGCATGTCGTAACGAAACTGGTGCTGATGTAATTGTGTTCATGCTGCCACACAGTGAGAACACAGAAAAGAACGTCGAACGTATCAAACGTGGGCGCGAAGATTTAATGTCGGCTGTAAAGCCGTTAATTCTGCCATTCAAAATTGTGGTAGTAATTGGCTCTAACCAGTCTGCCCTTGAGAATTACTACAAGGACATGACTTGGAGTGATGTTAAGTATTAAGCGACACGTAAAATTGGGAGGCTATCTTGGCCTCCTCTTTTCTTATGGAGTCGCATAATGCGTACTGTAACTTGTAATGAATGTGGATGTGAAATCGCAGAAGATGATTTCATTTCCCAACACTGTCCGGTCTGTGATTCTTTCATGCCGGTTTCCCGTTTAAATCTCAAAGTTGATTCGGATTTGGGTTTGTTTATCCGCATTGATTCTGTGCCCGATTCGGCATTAGTAGAAAGGGATTAAAAGAGAAAGGCGAATCAATGGCAAAGGTAGAAAATATCGGGCCTGAGTTCGACGACTCAGTTGCCTATTATCTCACAAAGAACTATGGCGACTTATTAAAAGTCTCTCGTGAACGATTCTGCATTATATCTTTGCCAGTGCTCCGCAGGTACATTGCTGAGTATTCTGATATTATCGACAAGTATGAAGCCAACATACTTGAGGAAATCGAAGGTCAGGGCTTAGAAAGTAATGCTGTAGTAATGTCCGTATTCCGTGCTCAGCTTGAGCGTATGCGTAATGCGGATAAGAAAGACTCCACGGCATTTGCTGACGAGTTGAAGAAATCAATTCAGGCAGGTGTTACCGACCGTGTAGTTGGTTCAACTCTGGAAGAGCCAACTTCCGAGCATGACAACACAGAAGAGTTGATTGACAAAATCCTCTTCGACCCTCACAACGTCGACCCAACTGTTATTCCTAAAAAGGTAGCAGACCGAGTCCGTGAGAGGTTAATGAAGTCTTTCAAAGAGTTTGGTAAGTGGACGTTCCATATTCAGATGGGATTCCCGTTCCAATCTCAAGACTTTCACGACATTATTTTCGATGTAGGCCAACAGGTTGTTGATGGTGAGATTGACCGTCTCATTGTAACCATACCTCCACGACATTCGAAAACCCAATTGATGTCCATTGCACTCCCACTCTATTCATTCTGTCATAATGAATCGAGCCACAACATCATCACTTCATATGCTGAAGACGTTGTGTTGGAGTCCTCTGGTTATATTCGTGCCGTCATGACTGACCCACTCTTCCAACGAATCTTCCCGAAGGTTCGAATCGACCCGAACAAACGTTCTCTTGAGCGTTGGGGTACGACGAAAGCTGGTGTCATGCACGCTGTTCCAACTGGTGGTAAACTGACTGGTAAAGGTGCTGGTCTGTTGGTTGCTAACTATTCCGGCTGCTTTGTAGTGGACGACGTTATCAAACCAAAAGATGCCTACTCTGATACAGTTCGAGCAGAAATTAATGACCGTTTTGATAACACCTTTATGTCACGTCTTGCAAATGATGGCTGCATTACTGACGCTCGTGGCAATCAAATTCAATGTGCAAGAACTCCGATGGTTATCATCATGCAGCGAGTTCATGACCAAGATTTGGTTGGACACATTCTACGTGGTGGTTCTTCAGATAAGTATCACTACTTAAACATTCCAGCAATAATTGAACCTGGAGTTGGTTCTCAGCAATGGTATGATAAGCTCATAGCCAAGCAGAACTACACTCACGCCATTCCAATCACCTACGATTTGAAACGTGGCGAAGGTCAATCAGCATTGTGGGCTTCACGTAAAAGCCTTGCATCTTTGCTGGCAATGAAAGATTCAAACCCGTACACATACAACTCTCAATATGCTGGCGACCCTTCTGCACAAGGTCATGGCATGGTAAAAGAAGAGTGGTTCCAACTGTACGATGAAGAGTCATTCGACCGCAGACGTGTTATCAGAAGTTTAATCACTGCTGATACTGCATCGACTGACAAAACTTACTCAGATTATTCTGTCTTGATTCATTGGGGCATAACCAAAGAAGGTGATGCCTACGCTCTGGATATTATGCTGGGTAAATTCGAGATTCCCGAACTCAAAGCGAAAGTAATTGAGTTTTGGAAGAAGTGCTGCAAATTGGATATGCGCTGGCCTTGTTGTATTCCTCGTGCATTGTACATGGAAGACAAATCAGCAGGACAATTCCTCAACCAGCAATTCATGAAAGATGGTAGCGTTCGTGTTCAACCTGTTCCTCGTGACGGGACGAACGTGAACAATAAAGTTACTCGCTTCATGAACACCATTCCATTCTGGTCGCAGTTAAGATTCTTCTTCCCTGCAAACCACGAGCATACTCCACATTGTCAACGTGAGTTGCTTGGGTTCACCAACATGGGTTCAGGTACTGGTCATGATGATGTTGTTGACAACGTTTCCGATTTAGTTGCAATTGAATTTTCTGGTCCTCGTGCCAACTACGAATCATGGGTAAACAATTAATGGCAGTAACCACCCGTCTTGATGCT